ACAAATAACCCCACTAATTTCCCAAACACACCACAGTCCACTTTACATATTATTACCTTACAAATCAATGCTTTAGACCAAGACTACCGTAAATACCGGCAAAAAGTAACCTCAAATCAACTATTTGAATACACCGTTACTTAATGCTTAACTCTAGTTTTTTTGCAAAACGAACTATGCTAACTATATGATTACAAACGTATTTATTCTCAAACACAGAACAGGAATTGAACATTCTGTAACTTTACATATACCCCACCCCCTACAAAATTCACCACTTATGACACATAAATTCTATATAAAAACACCCCCCGTCACTTTTTTTCGACCTATAGCAAAAAAATAATATATAATTCTTAAAACTGAATAGGGCAGACATGGATTTATTAATTCCCGACATTGAAGAGAACATACCTCTTCCTAAGAACGCCACCGATGCGTTTCCCCAACTGTCGCCAACAGAAGAATTAAACCACCGTGCCAATGTAATTAAGTTAATGTCTGACTTAACTGGGCAACCTATCTCCCCTACCAAAGAAAACGCTGAAGAAGCTAAGGTTATTGGTAGAGAAATGATGGAAAACCCTAAGATTCGCCCCGAATTTGCCAAATATCCTAATGAAACACTGGCTATGTTGGCGGGTATGGTTGCTCAAATGAACGTGCAAATCGTTGATGAGCTATCAGACCTTAAAATGTACACAGTAAATCACTTAATTAGTTCAGTAGAAGGCGCAAAAGACATAAAAACTAAGATTACCGCCCTCCGTGCACTAGGAGAAATAGATGGAGTGGATGCATTTAAGAAGCGTTCTGAGATAACTCATAAGATTCAGACCATGGAAGAGGTAGAAGCGGAGCTAATTGCCCTTCTAGATGAAGTTCAGACTAAATATATTGATGTAGAAGCTAAAGTAATAGTTGAAAAAGAGCAGAATGTTACAGCTAACTAGTGAATTAAAGCCAGAACAGCTGTTTAAACTACGAAAAGTAGCTGTAGACCCTAATATTCCGCTAAAAATCAAGCAAAAAGCAGCTGATTTACTAGCAAAACATGATAATTTTTTGACCCAAGAAGTGGGTAAGCTATCGTTTTTAGACTTTGTTAAACATGTATATCCGGGGTATAAAGTTGGACCGCATCATCTTAAATTGGCTCAAATATTTGAAGACATTGCTGCTGGCAAAAAGAAGCGAGTTATTGTCAACATTGCTCCTCGTCACGGGAAGTCAGAGCTTATCTCCTATCTGGCCCCAGCATGGTTTCTCGGTAAGTACCCACAGAAAAAGATTATTATGGCTTCGCACACGGCTGATCTTGCGGTCAATTTTGGTCGTCGAGTTAGGAATCTCGTGGGTTCAGAAGCTTATCGTGATATTTTCCCGCAGATAGAACTGCAATCTGACTCAAAGTCAGCTTCTAGATGGGGAACTAACTTTAACGGCGAATATTTTGCTATTGGTGTGGGGGGCGCCCTTGCTGGTCGGGGTGCTGACCTATTTATTATTGATGACCCACACTCAGAACAAGACGCTAAAACCGGAAGGCCGGACGTATTCATCCCTGCATGGGAATGGTTTCAATCTGGTCCACTACAACGACTTATGCCGGGCGGTGCAATCATTGTCGTGATGACAAGATGGTCAAAGCTTGACCTTACTGGGCAGATAGTAACCCAAATGAATCGGGAAGACGACGTTGACCGGTGGGAAGTGGTAGAGTTCCCAGCAATTAAGGACGATGGCGAGGCTCTTTGGCCCGAGTTTTGGCCTGTTGAAGAACTTCTAGCTAAAAAAGCTGCTTTAGATGTACGGTATTGGAATGCTCAATATATGCAGAACCCTGTGTCGGAAGAAGGGGCGCTAATAAAGAGAGAATGGTGGAATATGTGGGAAGAAGAGACTCCACCTAATTGCGAGTTTATTATTATGTCGTTAGACGCTGCTCAAGAAGCAAGTAATCGTGCAGATTACAACGCACTTACGACATGGGGAGTATTTTTTAATGAAGAAGTCAACAATTACAACATTATATTGCTCAACTCAATTAAGAAGCGCTTGGAGTTTCCGGAACTTAAGAAGCTCGTGCTCGAGGAGTATAAAGAATGGCAGCCTGACGCCTTCATGGTGGAGAAGAAATCCAACGGAGCGGCGCTATACCAAGAACTTAGGCGTATGGGTATTCCAGTTGGGGAGTTCACACCGGGTAAAGGTCAAGACAAGATTGCACGGGTCAACGCTGTTTCAGATTTGTTTTCCGGAGGAGTCGTATGGGCTCCGAACCATCGGTGGGCGAAGGATGTAATAGAGGAATGTAATGATTTTCCTAGCGGAGCCAACGACGATCTGGTAGACTCGACTACACTAGCTCTGTTAAGATTCAGGCAGGGGGGATTTATTCGTTTACCAAACGACGAACCCGAAGACGATTTCTTGTACAAGTACCGCAAAAAAGCGGCGTACTATTAAGGATAATATATGGCAATTGATAAAGCAATAGGACAAGCCCCGTTAGGGTTAGATCAATTATCTGAAGATGAGGGTCAAGAGCCAGCTTTAGAGATTGTTATTGAAGACCCAGAATCAGTAGAGATTGGTATTGACGGCAAGCCTATATTAAGAATAGATGATGAAGAAGAGGAAGATGACTTCGGAGCCAACCTTGCGGAAGAGATGAGCGAATCTGCACTTCAGACTTTAGCTTCAGACTTAACAGAAGATTTTGACAATGATGTCGCAGCAAGAAAAGATTGGATACAGACTTATGTAGATGGCTTAGAGTTACTAGGTCTAAAGATAGAAGAAAGAAGTGAACCTTGGGAAGGGGCTTGTGGTGTATATCACCCCCTGTTGTCTGAGGCACTTGTTAAGTTCCAAGCAGAAACTATGATGGCTACATTCCCAGCAATGGGGCCTGTTAAAACCCAGATTATCGGGAAAGAGACTCCTGAAAAGAAAGCCTCAGCCGCTCGTGTTCAAGAAGACATGAACTACCAGCTTACAGATGTGATGCAGGAATACCGACCTGAACATGAGAGACTCTTATGGGGATTAGGTCTAGCTGGTAACGCATTTAAGAAAGTTTACTTTGATGCACAGTTAAATAGGCAAGCAGCTATGTTTTGCCCAGCTGAAGATGTGGTTGTCCCCTATGGTTCTTCTGACTTACAGTCAGCGGAAAGAGTAACGCATGTCATGCGTAAGTCTCAAAATGAAGTAACTAGGTTAATGCATGAAGGGTTCTACAAAGATATAGATTTAGGTGAACCAACTAATGTAATGGATGAAGTAGAGAAGAAGATAGCTGAGAAGTTAGGCTTTAGAGCTACTACCGATGATAGATTTAAGTTACTTGAGATGCACGTTGAATTAGATTTAGAAGGATACGAGCATGAAGATGACGATGGTGAGCCTACGGGTATAGCATTGCCATATGTTGTAACTATTGAGAAAGGGACTAGTAATGTTCTTTCGATTAGACGAAATTGGAATGAAGATGATAAAACATATAAAAAGCGTAATCACTTCGTGCACTACGGGTATATTCCCGGCTTTGGTTTTTACTGCTTTGGTCTCATTCATCTTATTGGCGCTTTTGCTAAAAGTGGGACTTCCATTATTAGGCAACTTGTTGACGCCGGGACATTATCCAACTTGCCGGGTGGCTTTAAAACCCGTGGAATGCGGGTCAAAGGAGACGACACCCCGATAAGTCCGGGAGAGTTCCGTGATGTAGATGTACCGTCAGGTACTATGCGGGATAACTTAATGCCGTTGCCTTACAAAGAACCGAGTCAAGTTTTATTTGCGTTACTACAGAATATAGTAGAAGAAGGTCGGAAGTTTGCCGGTGCTGCTGATTTACAAGTGTCCGACATGAGTGCGCAAGCACCAGTCGGTACGACACTAGCAGTGTTGGAGCGGACTTTAAAGACTATGAGTGCGGTACAAGCCCGTATCCATTACTCAATGAAACAAGAGTTTCAACTACTAAAAGAAATTATCTCCGAGAACTGTCCAGAAGAGTATCCGTATGACCCAATTGATGGTGGGCGTATGGCTAAAAGGTCGGACTACGATAACGTATATGTTCTTCCGGTGTCCGATCCCAACGCAGCTACTATGGCGCAAAAAGTGGTGCAGTATCAAGCAGCTCTACAACTCGCTCAAACAGCTCCGCAGCTCTATGATTTACCGCAGCTTCACCGTCAGATGTTAGATGTGTTGGGAATAAAAAACTTTGAGAAACTTGTGCCATTAGAGGAAGATATGAAACCTCGTGACCCTGTTTCTGAGAATCAGTATATGTTAACCCAAAAACCTGTTAAAGCCTTTATTTATCAGGACCACAAGGCACACATTACTGTCCATATGTCAGCAGTTCAAGACCCACATATACAGCAATTAGTAGGGCAAAATCCTCAGATGGCGCAAGCTATATCAGCAGCAATGAGTGCGCATATTGCGGAACATTTAGGTATGGAATACCGCATGCAAATTGAGCAGACTATGGGGACATCTTTACCTCCGTTTATTGATGCGGAAGATAAAGACGAAGAAGAAGCAATGACTCCAGAAATGGAAGTTCAAATATCACAAATGGCTGCCCAAGCAGCACAACAGTTATTACAACAACATCAGCAAGAAGCTCAGCAGAAGAAAGCACAAGAGCAAGCAAAAGACCCATTAATCCAGCTGCAACAGAAAGAGCTAGAGATTAAACAAGGTGATTTACAACGCAAAATGCAAAAAGACCAAGTGGATGCACAACTTAAAGCTAGTCAACAGCAGATTGAGCGTGAAAGAATTGCTGCACAACAGCAAACAGCAGGGGCGCAAGTTGCGCTAAAAATGGTAGCGGATAGGGAAAAACTAGATAGAACCCATGAACTAGAAGGCTCAAGAGCTGGTATAGAAATGGCTAAACATCGAGAACAACTATCTTACCAACAACGGATTGCAGAAATGCAAGCAAGGAACAAACCTAAATCTAAAGGAGATTGATGGACAAGAATTTGGAATTTCTCTTAAGTGAGTATAAAGACCGGATGCAGTTTTTAACAGCTGGTCTAGCTCAAGGCAATATACCCACTATGGAAGAATACAGATATATATGCGGTCAGCTACGAGGTCTCGAAGCCGCATGTTTAATAATTGTAGAGCTCAAAAACAGATTGGACAATTCAGATGACTGAAACACTTGATTTATCCCAAGCAATAGATTTACAAGCAGTAATGCACAAGAAAGCCGAGGAAAAGGCTACACAACTTCCTAAACCAACAGGTTATCGCATACTTTGCGCTATTCCGGAATCAGAGAAAGAATTTGATAGCGGCATAGCAAAATCTGATGAAACAATGAGGTACGAAGAACTATTAACTACGGTTTTATTTGTAGTTGACTTAGGTCCTGATTGTTATGTTGATATGGACAAATTTCCAACTGGCCCTTGGTGTAAAAAGGGTGACTTTGTATTGGTAAGACCTAATGCTGGTACTAGATTGGTTATACATAATAAAGAGTTCAGAATTATTAATGATGATTCTGTAGAAGGAGTTGTTGATGACCCACGAGGAATTAGGAGAAAATAATGGCTACTTTTGATAAAGAAGATTTTAAATTTCCAGATGAAATGGAAGACGATACAAAGAATGTAAATATTGAGGTAGAAGATGATGAGATTATCATTGAAGTTGAAGATGATACACCTCCAGAAGACCGCAATATTGACCCTTTGCCTGAGTCATTAAAGGAAGAACTTGAGACTGTAGATAAGTCAAAAGAGTATTCCCGTAATGTAAAAGAAAAGTTTACGCAATATAAAAAAGCTTGGCACGAAGAGCGTAGGGCAAAAGAAGAGGCTTATCGTGAGCAACAAGAAGCTTTAAATATGGCTCAAAACATCCTTGAGGAAAACAAACGCCTTAAAGGAATGTTGCATTCAGGGGAAAAAGAGTTAATCTCTACCTACCAAAATTCTGCTGAAATGGAGGTTGAAAAGGCTAAGCGAAACTACAAAGAAGCCTATGATTCAGGGGACTCTGACCGGATGTTGGAAGCTCAGGAAGAAATGATCGCTGCTAGGATAAAACTTGACAAAGCGAAAAATTTTCAACCAATCACTTTACAAGAGTCTGGAAATGATGTAAAACTACAGGTAAAGCAGAATCAGCAACCTGCACAAATGGACCCTAAAGTTGCTGCGTGGGTATCTAAGAATCAGTGGTTTGTGTCTCCCGCTAAAAAAGCGATGCGCAAATATGCTGAGGGGGTACATGAAGAGCTTGAAGAAACATATGGTAGAGGATACGTCGGGACAGACGAGTACTTTAACAAAATTGATTCAGAAGTTAAACGGCGATTTCCAGAAGAATTTGCCGACACACAAAACGATGAGGACGATAAGCCTCAACGCACAAAAACTAGTACGGTAGTGGCTCCCGCTAGACGAAGTACGTCTTCTAAAAGAGTCGTGCTAACTAAGTCGCAGATGAGTACCATTAAGAAGTTAGGTATTAGTCCAGAGCAATATTATCGTGAACAACAGAAATTGGAGTCCTAAAATGGCAACAAACAGATTAGATAGAGAATTAGAAAACCGTACCGTGCAGGAACGTCCTAAGCAGTGGATGCCACCTGAGCTTCTCCCTGAACCGGATAAGCAACCCGGATACGCTTACAGATGGATTCGTGTCTCAACACTAAACGCAGCAGACCCACGCAACATCTCATCCAAACTGAGAGAAGGCTGGGAACCCGTTGGTCTTGAAGAACAACCTAAGTACAGACTGTTAGCTAGTGGAGATGGAAAGTTTAAAGACAACATCGAAATTGGCGTGTTATTGCTTTGCAAGACTCCGATTGAATTTGTGGAACAGCGTAGTGAATACTATGACAAGCAAACACAAGCTCAGACGGAAGCTGTAGACAATAATTTAATGCGCCAAAGTGACCCAAGGATGCCACTCTTCAAAGAGAACAAGTCCTCAAGTAGCTTTGGTAAAGGAACTTAACTTTATTAATGGAGATTTAAATGGCAGCTTATCCTACCGTTAGTGCGCCGTATGGCATTAAGCCCGTTAATCTGATTGGTGGTCAAGTATTTGCAGGGTCGACAAGAAATATGCCGATTGCCTACAACTACGGAACCGCTATCTATTACGGCGACCCTGTGCAGTTAACTGCTGGTTATTGCGTTATCGCCCCCGGCGGTGCCTCTTTGACTGGTGCATCTTATGTTAAAGGTACAGTTGGTATTTTCTTGGGATGTTATTACACAAACCCAACAACCAAACAGCGTCAATACGCACAATATTATCCCGGCTCAGTATTAGCTGGCGATATTACTGCTATTGTTGCTGATGACCCTGATCAAGTGTTTAAAGTTGCAGTTACAGCTGCTGCTGGTAGCACAACAATCGCTTCCTTGCCGCAAAGCATGGTTGGTCTAAACGTGGCTGGTAATACGTTGACTGGCTCTGCATCTACTGGAAACTCAGCCGCAGCCGTTGTTGCTTTAGCAACTACAACTGCATTAGCTTCTGGCGGTGTATGGCGTGTATTAAACTTGGTTCCTGATACACAAATTAGTACTTCTTGTACTTATGTATCTGGCGCTACCACAACATCTTTTGTTGTATCTGGCTTACCTGTAGGATTAGTTATTCCTATTGGAACAGATATTTTCCAAAGTGTTAATGGTCAGCTACAGAGCATTGTGTCTGCAACCACAGCAGCAACGACTGTAACAACTACTGGAAGCACTACGCTTACAGCTGTTGCTTCAACAGTTACTCCATCGGCAAGTGCTACTATTGCTTTAGTTCAATCCCCGGAAGTACTCGTGAAATTTAATATGACTGTTCACGCTTACTACGCAGCTTAATCTAGGAGATATTTAAATGGCTATTTCTCGTGCACAACTACTGAAAGAGTTGCTCCCCGGATTAAATGCATTATTCGGTTTGGAGTATGCTCGTTATGGTGAAGAACATAAAGAGATTTATGAAACAGAAACCTCTGAGCGTTCTTTTGAAGAAGAAACAAAACTGTCTGGATTCTCAGCCGCACCGGTTAAGAATGAAGGTTCTGCAATTGCTTATGACAATGCGCAAG